GTGTTTGATGCTCCCGTGGACACATGTCCTTATGGGGAAGTTACGTTGCACGTAGATGATCCTTTGGACAAGCGGCATTGTGTGTTTCACTATGATGATTTGGCTCATTTTGGTGTAACGCTGCGTGGATATTCAGTCCGGTCACGCGTTCGTGGATTTTCGGATTTGCGGACGACCACAATGAAGTCAGTTCTTGCTGATGTTGGTTACGAGACTCCATATGTTTTGCCCAGACCGAGATCGGATAGGGACCATGCGTCGTTCCTTGAGAAGAAATCAGATTGCATGCGCGATGTTAATCCATCGTTGTTGGCGAAAGCCATAGTGGATTACACCGACCCCATTATACAGTACATGAACGATTATATGTACCCTGGGCGTGCACCATTGTCTTTGGAAATGTGCTTGAATGGAGCTTTTGATTCAAAGTTCATCAATCCAATAGACGAGAAAACCTCATGTGGATTTGGCATTAAAGGAAACAAGACTTCATTGATCGACATTCATTACCGCCTAGAAAATGGCGCGAAAGTATTTACAGCAACACAGCAGCTGAATGAAAAGTTTGCCATTTTGGACACGGAGATTCGTAAAGGCAATCGCATAAATTCAATTGCAACAACTGCTTTGAAAAGCGAAGCTGTAAAAGGTGGGCCAGATGGTCTTCCTAAGAAGCCTACGCGTGTTTTCTTTGTTTTGCCTTTTGTCACTGTCATGCTGCAGAAGAAGTATTTTGCACCGATTGCCGAATATTTGTTTGGCATTCCTTTACTTGCCGAAACTGCTGCCGGAATTAACAGCTCAGGAAATGAGTGGCACCAGTTAGGCGAATGGATGCTGGCCAACGGGTCGTCGCGTATGATTGCGGGCGATTACGGAGGTTGGGACGTGCGTTTGTCTGCCCAAATGATTCGAGCAGCTAGTGTGGTTTACATAAGGATTGCAGAAAATATGGGATATTCAGGAGATGATATTCGGGCTATGAGAGTATTGATGGATGAAATCGCAAATTCATTGGTGTGTTACAACGGAGCAGTAGTCAATTTAGTTGGCTGGATGATTTCAGGAGCGTGGATCACATTGATGGTCAATGGCACCTGTAACAGTTTGGTGCACCGTTGTGCATACTACAACAAAGCTTTTGAAGGCACATTTGCGTTGCGCAAGGAATACAAGAAGTT